GCGCTCCATGGCGCGCTGGCGTTGCTCGGCCGCGTACGTCGAGCCTCCCTCCCCCGCCGTCTCGATCGGCGCGGTCAGGCCGGGCAGGTAGGTGATGAATCGGTGCCTGCAGCTCGGGTGGAAGAGCCCGGCGCCGATCGCCTCGCTGGTCGAGCCGTCGATATGCACGCTCACGATGCTGCCGTCCAGCTCACTGGCGCGCTGCACGGTCTGGGAACCGGTCGCCGCGCCGGTCGCCAGGATCTTGCCCTCCCAGGGCCTGCAGAGCGGGCAGGGGGAGCCGTCCGCGCTGACCATGACCAAGTCCATGCCCTGCTGGCTGAGCTGGTCGAGGTGCGCCTGGATGGCGGCCTGGGCCGTCGTGGTGCGCGTCGACATCTCGACGTAGCTGGCGAGATTCCAGTTTCGTCCGGCTTTGTCCACGAATCCGGTGATGCCGCGCTGCCACAGGTGGTCGAGCGCCTTCTGTGTCGCCTCACGGCGCGTCGTGACGCCGGCCAGCACGCCACCTGCCGTCGCAGCGAGCGCCTCCTGGTAGATGTCGCCTGCACTGCGCACCACCTGCAGATGCGTAGCCGCCAAGCGCCGTTCCAGCCCGGGAGCGAGGGTGGCCGCGAGACGCAGGACCGAGGGGCTGTTGATCAAATTCTTGTCGACGTCGATCAGGCGCCGGCCGACCGCGCGCCGGTCGCGGACGCGCAGCAAGTCCTCTTGCGCCTTCCTCCCACCCGCTACCGCGGCGTCGACCAGCGCGCGCTCGATCGTGGCGCCCAGCTTGCCGTCGATCTTGCGCATGGCTGCCTCGGCGCTGCGGCGTACCTCGGTGAGCGCCAGCAGCTTGGCGGACAAGTCGTCGTGCGCCAGGTTGCGCTTGAGCTTGCCGGCAATGACCTCGGCAAGCTCGCGCTCGATGCCGGCGTAGAGGTCGATGATGCGCTGCGCGTACTGCGCGCCCACCGATCTGTCAATCGCCACCCTTACCGCCGTCGTTCATCATGTCCGCCGGCGGCTCGTTCGGCATGGGTTCACCCGACGCGGGCTGACCGAACGTGCCAGGGTCTTCCAACTGCGGCGGTGGCGCGTTCTCCTCCTCGATCAGCTGAACTTCCTCGTCGATATCCTCGTCGGCCCAATCGGGGTGCAGCATGATCACCTTCTGCCGCGTGCTGATCGCCTTGGCGGCTTCCAGGAACTGCAGCGTCTGGGCGATGTGCATAGGGTCCGGCGCCACCGCGTCCGGCCATTCGAGCTGCACGGGCGCCGGCGTGATGCCGGACCGGTAGTACATGGCGTCGAGCTCAAGGATGACGAACGCCGTCCGGCGTAGGCCGGGCGTCGCGTATTGGATCTTGTCGCCGCGCGTGCCGGCCGTACGCCCCTTCTTGGCGTTGGCCTGCGTGGCCGTCATTGCCGGACCGTCCGCCTGGTCTTCGCCGAACGCGTCGGCCGCCAGGCCAGCGCCACGGGTGATCGTGCGCCACAGCGCGTCGAGCACCCCGACGTGCTCCTGCACCCGGATGGCGAACTGCGTCGACTGGATCTGCAACGGCTTGTCCGGCCCGTCGACGGACACGCCGGTGAAGATCTCCTGTTCGGGGTCGAACGTCGCACCCTTGCCAGGTCCGAGCGACCGGAGGTAGGCGGCCGGCACCACGAGGCGCCCCTTGCCGTTGCGCACGTCGCGCATCATGGCCGACCACGTCTCGTCGAACTCGTCGAACTTGATCGTCAGGCCCTGGTAATCGGACCTGCCCAGCGGCGTGCCCTTGATGATCCTATGTGGACGGAGGTTCGGGAAGTACGACACGTCGAGCTTGCTGGTGCCGACCACGATCTCGCCATCCGGCCCGACGAGCCCGGCCAGCCGCTTGCACTCGTCGTCGCCTTCCTGCAGCGGCACGGGCTTGCCGAGCTTGTCCGCGCTGCCGCTGTAGAGCGTGTGGTACACGACGCAGATCGGATTCGGCCCGGTCGTCATCTCGTGACGCTCAAGGTGGCGCAGCACCGGCCCGCTGGTCGAGTTCGAATAGGCGTTGGGGTTCGTGTGCCGCCAGAACGTCACGGCCCAGAGCTCGTCGCCGGGCCCCCACATCGGCACGGCATGGTCCGGCGTGATGACCGTGCCGGTCGGCTGGTCGGTGAAGCCGACGTTGGCCTGCGTGCGCACGTACGAGCCGCCGTAGGCGCTGGCGACCTCGGCCGCCTCGCTGAGCGTGGCGTACCAACCGCCCTGGTCGAGGATGTCCGTCAGGCGTTTCTGCGCCGGATTCTCGTTCAGTACGGCGCCGTCCGGCATCGTCCGGCGGTGGTCGCCGGACGGGACGGAGAACGCCGGCGGCTCTGCCCAGAGCAGCGAGCGGGACAGCGCGCTGAGGTCCGCGGCCACCGGTGCGTGGCTGTGCGTCGTGCTCTGGCCGGGCGTCAGGGGCCTGCCCCAGAAGAACCGAGCCAGGAAGCCGATCAAGCCGGGCTGGAACTGCGACGGCCGGTAGACCGGGTACGGAACCATGCTGGCGGGCTGATTCGAGTAGAACGACCAGAGCGCTTCGACGTCGCCGGAGTACCACGCTGAATACTCGTTGTACAGGCGCAGTGACTTCGTGTTCTCGTAGTCGGTCGGGGGCCAGGGCTGACCAGCCGGATAGTCGATCGGCATCGTGCCGCCCTCTCCCTGCGTCGCGCTTATGTCGCGTAGATCAGATCATGCCAGGCAGCGCGCGGTGTACGGACGCCGTAACGCAACGAGTCGCACCCGTCGTCCCCCGCCTTGATCGGCATCGTTTCGCCGCGCAGCGCCGCCCTAGGGTCCCACGAGTAGCCAGGGATCTCGGTGATCAGCCCCGGGCACCGGTCGGACACGTAGATCTTACGGTTGGCGATGAGGGAGGCGACGTCGCTGATGCCGGCGTTGACGTCGTTGTCGGCGCCGCGGGTGACGACGCCGCGGTTGAACAGCTCGGTGCGGAAGTAGGCGGCACTCGGGTCGACGCAGTGCACCATCGGCGCGGCGCCGACCAGGCCCGCGGCGCCGGGAATGGGCGTGCTGTTCAGCCAGGTCAGGTAGGCGTCCGCGTACTGCGTCGTGCTCTTCTGCTGGCCGTCGTGCAGCGACGGATCGTATCGATACTCGTCGGTGACATAGAGCGCCAGGCCCTCGTCGCGGATGTCCTCACCTATGCCGATCAGGTGCGCGCTGAACGGGTGGATCGTGCCGTAGTCGGCGCCGGTCGAGAGGAAGGCCTGTATCTGTGGGATCTTGGCGAAAGGCAATACGTTGTACTTTTCGTCCCACGCCTGATAGATCGCACCTTCGGCCATGACCCACTCGCCGAGGATGTTGCGCCGGTAGAACACGCCCGTGTACTCGCGCATGAGCCGGCGCACGAAGTCGGCCGGCAAGGCGGGATTGTCGCCGATGACGAACGAGAAGACGGCCATGTCGAGCCGATCGTCGCCGTCGAAACGCAGCAGTCGGCCGTCACGGGTGAGCTGCAGCGCGGCCCGGTCGACGTGCTTCGTCTTGAGCCAGTGCACCGGCGACGCCGGGTTCGTCGTACCGAACCACGCCGAGCCCGGCAGCGACAGCCGCGTCCTGGCAATGTCGAAGACGTCCTCTGGCCACGTGGTGATCTCGTCGCCGTACCAACCGACGAGCGTCATGCCCTTGATCTTGTCGGCCGCCCCGACGTTATGCGCACCGGTGATGTAGATCTTGCGGCCGAGAATATCCACCTCGCCAGTGCCGGCCACGATCTTCATGCGCCGCGGCCCGAGCATGCCCATCATCGTGTCGAGCACGTTGCGGCGCAGCGTCCGTTCCGTCTTGCCGACCATCAGCAGCGGGCCGGGCGGACCCATGCGGACGAACTCCAACCAGCGCAGGATGGACGCGATGGTCTTCCCGGACCGCACGGCGCCTTCCCAAAGGTTGCCGGCGGCGGTCGCCAGCTGAGCGGAGCGCAGCGCCTTCCCGGTCAGCCTGTTGACCGGTTGGCTCACGCGCTCGCGTCGCCTTCCTGTCCGCGCCGCCCCAGCATGTCGCCGAGCCAATCGTCGACAACGGCCGCCAAGCCCTGCTGCGCGTCGTACTGGTCGAGCATCCGGTGCTTGTCGAGCGCGGTCGCAGCGATGATCATCAAGTTGCGCTGATCGCCGGTCGGCGGACGCGGTACCTCGCGCTCGTTGTATGTGTTGTCCTTACCGCCGAAATTATAGATCTTGGCCGGCGATTCCATGTCGTCGAGCGCTCTCTCAGCGGCATCGACCATGCGCTTCGAAATCTCCGCTCGACGTGCGGCCAAATCGGCGCGAAGAGCCTCGGTGGCCTTTTTTGTCTGCGAACGTTTTGGCTGCTCGACGCCCATGTCCCGCGCAATTTTGGACACCGAGGCAGGCGACACGCCGGTCCGTTCGGCGATCGAGCGCAATGACTCCCCGGTTTGATCCTGCGCGCGCAGTGCAGCACGCACAGCTCTTTTTTGATCTTCAGACAGTGGCGCCACCGACGCTACCGCCTTCCTCGCCGCGCCGGCACACCTCTGATGACCGGTCGTTCACGATCATACGGGGCATGAGCGCGCCGACCAGCATCCGGCGCCGATGGGGACGCTTGAGCAGCCTCCCTCCCCGCCAGCAGCGCCACGCACAGAAGCACGTCGGGCAGCGCGGCAGGGCCCACCACTCGGCGCTGGTCATCGTGGGCGCCAGGCGCGTTCGGCCGCCGCCGGCAGGCGCCGCATCTGATCGGCGCAGCACCAGAACCTGCCGAGCGACACACTGTCATGGATGTGCGCGTAGTGTTCGCGCCTCTCGCCACACAGCCCGTCCGGCAGGTGGGCCGCTCGACTGAGCAGCTTGAGCCATTCGGCTTGCGTCACAGGACTCACAGCTGACTCACCACGGCCACGATTCCCCACATCAGCAACGCAGCGACCAGCAACGCTCCACCAAGACACAGCACGAACATGATGACCACGGCCGCCCCCTGCCCGATCCGCGCGCCGATCGACACCTGGCGCAACTGCACGCACGCACTGCAATCGCACGTACGATCGCCGATTCGAGCCGGCTTGATTCCGAACATGCCCATTATCTGATTCCCCTGATTTCTGTCGTTATGCGTGGATAAGCTGGCGCCGCGCGTACTCAGGAACGCGAGGATCGATGCGCCGTGACGCGAAGATCTTCGCCAGGTTGCGCGACACCTCACCGGCGCTCATCGACTCCACGCCGCGGATCCCCATGCGCGTCGCCAGGTCGGCCGCCGCGGTAGACGGCTTCCCAGCCCGCCAGCGCGCTTCCTTACGGGCGATCGAAGCCTCAGCCATGGTCACCTCACCCTCGGCGTGCGCCATAGCGTAGGCGAGCTCTGAGACGCCCCGGACGACCCAACGTGAGCCGGGCTCACGTGCGTTCATCGCCACCACGTCCCATCCTCCCCGGGCGGCAGGATCCCCCGGCACGATGGCAATGAGCCGCTCCTTGCCGGCCGGCAGGAACCACACCCCGCCATAGGTCTGATCCCAGGCGCTGGTCGAGCCCGCGAACAGGTCGACCTCCTGCACCACCAAGGGACCGTTGGCGCCGAGCGTCTCCATCAAGTCGTCGCCGAGCTCGTCGTCCTCGACCAGCTCGTCATCGAGCGTCGGCCGCGTACAGCCGCAGTCCCGACCGCCACCGCCGCACGGACACTGTGGCAGGCACTTCCGCGTGCCGCAGTCACATGGCGTCGCGTTGAAGTAGCCCGGAACGCAGCGCGAGCACGGGTCGCGATCGAGATCCTCCGCGCTTTCGCCGAACAGCTCGACCGGCGCGAGCAGCGAATGGCCGGCGGCGGCGCCACCGATCATCATGATCAAGCAGTCCGTCTTGCCCGGGTAGAGCCGCAGCCCCCTGCCGGCCATCTGGACGAACGTGCCCTTGGACTTCGTGGGCCGCGCCAGCACCACGCAGGAAATCCACGGCCAATCCGTGCCCTCGGCGTAGAGCAAGGCGTTGCACACGATCTGGACGCGTCCGCTCTCGCTGTCGGCCCGCACCTGCCGGCGCTCAACGTCCGGCGTACTCGCGTGCACCACGGCGGTCGTGAAGCCCTCCTCCCGCAGCGCGTCGGCGATCACGCCAGCGCTGTGCACGGTCGGCGCGAACAGGATCGTCCGCCGATCCGGCGCGTGCTCGCGCATGGCCTTGGCGATCGCCTCCGGCGCCAACGACTGCTCGATCGCCTCCCCCAGCGCGCCGTCCTGGTAGTCGCCACCCGATTTCTTGACCTTGGACAGGTCGAGGTCTTCGACGCGCACGCGCAGACCCCTGGGGCGTACCAGGAAGCCCTGCTGCACCAGCGAGGCGATGTCGACCGTCTTCACGATCTCCTGCCAGACGTCGCCGAGCGCCTTGTCGTCGCCGCGGACCATCGTGGCCGTGTAGCCCGCCGCCAGCGCGCCGCCCTGGTCGTAGCAGCCGTAATGGCGCAGCACGTCGAGATACGACTTGGCCGCGGCCCGGTGGCACTCGTCGATGATCACGAGCGACACGTCAGCCAGCATCTGCCGACGTCGCTCGCCGGCCAGGGTCTGCACACTGGCGCTGATCACGTCGGCCCTGGTCTCGTTGCGGTTGGCCTTGACGATCCCCACGTTCAGATCGGGTGCCACGTCCAGGATCTTCTGCGCGTTCTGCTCGATCAGCTCCTGCCGGTGCGCCACCACGAGCGCACGGCCGCCTACCTCCCGCAGATGCTCGCGCGCCAGCGCAGCCAGCATGATGGTCTTCCCGGCGCCGGTAGCGGCGACGACGGCCGGACGCTGGACGCCGCGGGCGTGCGCAGCCCGCATCGCCCCGTGCGCGTCGGTCTGGTACGGCCTGAGACGTACGGTCACTTCTTGACCTGCACTTTCAGCATGACCAGCCGAGCCACGACGGTCGCCAGCGCGACCTCGGTCGGCCAGACGCCTTCCTCGGCGGTCGTCTCGACCATGCCGGCGACGATCGACAACGCGAAGACCTCTGGAACGCCGGCGTCGAGCAACTCCCGCATGTGCTTCTGCATCGACAAGATCAACTCATCGATGCCGGCCATGTTCTGATCCGCCACAGCGCGCTCGCCAACCGACAAGTCCCACTCGCTCATCCCTGACGCCTCCCTCCCCCCGCCCCGGTCGGGCGAGCCACAGAAACATAGCATGCGGCATGCTATGTCGTCTAGTCCGATCCAAGTTATGGCCATATGCGTATTCCACAGTCCAGCGTCCAGTGCACGCATTCCATTGGATTCCACTCCCTCTAAAGGGAGGGAGTGGAATGGAATCGTATGGCCATATTGGAATGAAAATGGAATCCAGTGGAATCGAGTGGAATCGCCAGGTCAGCCACTAGATCAACTTCGTATCCATAGTGGAATGTCGATGTACGTTACACGTCTGTGACATCGACATTCCACTATGGATTTTGGAACGGAATGAAACCTTCCGTTAACTGTCCAATCACAGCGCGTACATACCGCCCCGCCCGTCCGGATCATCCATGACCGGCTCGACGAGCTTCGCGCGGTCGTCCGGCGACACGTAACGCCACGTCTGCGA